CTCCCACTCCACTGCATAACTGAAAGGAGCATCTCTGGGGGCAACCCCCAAGCGACCTCTCCCGTAGCCATACAGTGCGCTAGCTAGTACAACGTCCGGGTGCCAGTTGGACCAACGTAAATGTTGGACTTTCCTGACAACCCCTCGGAAGTACCTAATGCCATTGATCCACTTGAACCGCCACTGACTTTCATCAGCGTGCAGGACAATGTCCCCGAGACGTTCGGGGCCGAAACAATAACGGATGTTAACTGGAAGGCAAGCCAACCAATTAGCAAGAATCCTAGTATGCGAGTGGCCTGTGAGGGCCTCAAGCTTCTTAAGAGACTTGCGAACACCGTTAATGTCGGGGATAAGTTGCCATGGGTCATCGATCAAATCCTTTAGGTAAAAGGGTCTTACGTCAGCGCCTAAGAAATAGTCGCCACCGCAAGATTCCCGAAAGCCGACGGGACCAATGAACGACTTCTCCTGATTAAGGGAGAACCCACAGTAACGTAGCACGGCTACCACCTCTCGAGACATGTCATCGGGAACTATGAGATCATCGCCAAAGACGAAGAAGTCACGTCCCAATAAACCAGACCGGCCTTGCTCTTCCAGTAAGACTGAAATGAGCGCAGCAAAGATCAGCGTCTCGAGTTCGAATGTGTAACCGTTTCCCATAGAACTGAATTTTTCCAGTCTATGCCACTTTCCATCCACCAAGGTGAATGGGGACCGAAGAGCATTAAGCTCTTCGAACCACGAAGTGGGTAGCAACAACTTCACAAGGTTGTAGCATACGGTATCGCTAGCATTTGAAAGGTCGAGAGTAGCGAACTCCCGCGTAACAGAGGACTCCATCGCCTTGCGACGGTGAATATCCTGAGCACGATCCAAGTCCCATCCAGCGCGGTTCCTGAGGCCACGTCGAATAGAAGTACCTAGTCCAAGCTGATAGAAGACATTAATCGCGGGTTCAACCGCGATACTGCGATCTATCAAGCCAGTTTTCGGCACAGTGAGATAGCGATTGCCTCTCACCCAGGACAGCTTTCTCTGGGAACAAGGTCTCTTCCGAGACCAAGCAGTCTGCCAAAAGGGTAACAAGTACCATTTGGCCCCAGATGTGAGCGTAGGTGTTGATGTTATTTTATCGGGTACGGTAATCAACCGGCCTCGATCGGAGAACGTAGCACCAGGTCCGAACTTACCTTCGATCTTATCAAGATCGGGGGGTCGGAAACCAATCCAACTAGCGATCTTCTTTTCAACGGCACGGAAAAACCGCGCTATCGCCAGCTCATCCTTCTCCACAAGGGAGGATGGGAAAAGGAAGCGGGAGAGTCGTTCGTTAGACTGATAACACTGATGTTCACCTTGGAACCACTTGGTTAGAGCGGCTTTACGGCGATCGATACCCGGGATGTCCAAGCCGCGAATCTTTTTGCAAAGACTCGTTGCCTGGCTATCGCGGAAGTACCGCTCAGCGCTATCATAATGGCGTGGGTCCGTCGAAAAAGACAGGACCTCCGCATAGGAACCATATCTGAGGCATATTGCCACAGATAAGGCCCGTGCGGTCCCCAGCTCCTCCAAATAAGGAAGGAGCACTCGCAGAGAAGTATTTAGCGAGTCCATGATTAGGGTGCTGTGCTCCTATTAGGTAGGAGCGTAACCTGCTTGCACGCTGCTCTTTGTAAGAGCAGCGGCGCACAAGTTCAGCGCCTGCGCCGCAGCCTCATTGAGCTGTGACGCAGGAATACCCTGAGGCATGGTAAAGGAAGCCGTCATGACGGCGCGGTCCTTCGCACTGTAAAGCGTCGTGGTCGTGTCTTGAATGGCATACGGGAAGACAAGCTCAAAGCTCATCACCCGCGCCGTTTTGGGACCATTCCACTTGCTGGCGAGTTTGAAGAACGACCGAAGACCAACCGGGAGACCCGCAGCTGCACCAGTATCTTGGCGCCACACCGCCGGAGAGCTTTCGCCTCCGGATGCGGTAAGGGCGTCAAATACGATGTCAGTTGTACCGTCTGCTTTCTTGACGGTAATGGAAGCCATTGAAGGCATGAAGTACCTTTCGGACCCGTACGAAGCGTACAAGGTAATGGTGAGAGAAACTCCCGTCCCGTTAACGACTACTAAGCTGCTGAATTAGCAGAGAAATAGCAGTCGCTGCACGGACTTTTGACGGAAGGCGAACGCTCTTGACGGCGAAAGCCGGGGAAGTTAAGCTTCCCACACGGGTTACACGCGACCCACCGCCCCAGAAGTTAAGGTTAGTCATCGACGGCGAGGAAAAACCTGGCTTAGGATAACATAACCCCCACATCTGTGTGCGAAAAAGTGTCGACGTGTAAACACCTCCAAGAGACATGCCAGCAAAATCGCTGAACGAAGAAAGTACTTGTCCAACGTTTGCGTACCAATCAATAACGAAAGAGAATGGAACTAGTTCCCACGCGATCGCCGCAGGGTTGAGAACCCCAAATTGATCTAGTGAGTGTAGCCCACGATCGGTTATAGCCTGAACATATCCACCTTGCCTGCAGATGTATTGAGTCCGATAATAGACACGTCTATAAACGGAGCCAAGATCTTCAAGGTAGGTGAACATTTCAGAACTACGGCCGACCCCTTTCGAATGAGAAAAGCTTTTAATCGGATTGTTTAGCACCTCGACAGAGTCATAAATGTCTCTAACGAGAGGTTCCCAACCGAAGTGGTATTCAAGCCAGTTATCAGACCAAGATTTGCGAACGCTAACTTTAGGAGGCACAAAGTGCATCTTTAAAGTAACGGCCGCACCCCAAAAGTCTAATTTCTTAACTTGAACCAGGGCTTTTATCAGTGTTGTCGCACTACGCGTCATCATCGAGAGTGACTGGCGATACTCAATGAAGTCGACACCGAGCTGGGCATTGGCATATACCGAACCCTTAAACGTATCGTAGGCTTTATTGCTTACTAGCGTCATGGAATTCGTTACATAACCAAACCCAGGCATCGAGTCGGCGTAAGTTGGCGGAGATCCATAGTACTGATTCGACGGTACCGCACCTATTAGAGGAGCCGTATCCAAAGACCCAACTGAGCGAGAGTATGGTAGGACCAGATTAAACGGAGCCTTTTGATAGGCACGAGTCTTCTGATCATACCGTCTCCTCAGCATGGTGTTAGGAAAGGTCGAGAAATAAGTTTGGGTGGGTCGGGTTCCAGATGGACTTACCATGATTGGTCGACAACGGGCTAAGAAAGGAGGGTTTCCCTCCCAGCCCAGAAGAAGGTCCTCCTACGCAGGGGGGAGATGAGCAAGGTCTCTGTACAAGTTGACCACGGCTTCGAGTTGTTCATCGCTGAACTCTTCGAGAGCAATGGTAGGCAAAGGGGTGTTATGCTTTCGCATAACAACCTTCGAGTAGATCGAAAATTCGATCTCCAAGAACCCCCGACGGAAATTCATAGGGAGTAACTCCCAAGGAATCTCTTGCGGATTGACTTGTGTAGAAGCCATTGCAGTCTCC